TAAAGTAGATTTTAAAATATTAAAAAAGAAACCTAAAGTAAGGAAAAAGAACTAATGAAAGGCGTACCTCATTATCTACCTAGTGGTAAAGAATTTAAAGGCAAAACACATAAAATGCCAAATGGTTCATTACATACTGGCGTTAAACATACAAAAAATTCAAAAAAACTAACACATAAGAAACCGAAAATAGCTAAAGCTTAATGGCTAAGGAAGAAAAACTTTCAAAAATTGAAAGGATGTATAAAGATTTAAAAGTAAAACCTTATTATCTTAGACGTGCATTAAATTCTAATACAAAAACTACTAAAAATAATGAAACAGTTAGACTAGCAGATTCAGATAATAAAGTTTATCCCTTTATAAGATTAAAAACTAGCGGGAAAGGTGGAACTGGAAACAGAACAACTTTAACAAAAGCTAAAACTCATGCAGAAGCACAGGCTGATGCTAAAAAAAATAAAGACTTTATTACTTTTAAAACAAGTGCAGATGCACAATACTTTGCTAAAAACTTTTCAAAGCTAATAGATAAAAAAAGAAACTAATGGTACTAAAAAAATATCAAAGTAAAACGGGTGGCTTAAACGAAGCCGGTCGTAAACATTTTGAAGCTAAAGATGGTGGTAATTTAAAACCTCCTGTAGCAAAAGGTAAAAATCCTAGAAGAGTTTCTTTTGCAGCAAGGTTTGCAGGAATGGCAGGCCCTATGAAAAAGCCTAACGGAGAACCTACAAGAAAAGCATTAGCTTTAAAGAAATGGGGATTTGGTTCTGTGGCAGCAGCTAGAACTTTTGCTCAAAACAATAAGAAAAAAACATAATGTCTATTTGTGTAATTTGTCAACACGATTGTCATTGTGACAATAGAGGTTCTTGTTGTAGTGGTGAATGTCACTGTAACTGTTGTGAACATGAATTAAAATCGGAGATATAATGGTATCAAAACTTAGAGCAAAAACTAGACAAGCACCTAGTGCAGACCAAAAATTAAAGAATAGATTACGTTATGCAACTGGCCCTAAAATAGAACAAAAACTTAATAAAGAACTTTCTAATAAAAGTCTTTTAAGACAACTTGGATTACCTTTAGAAATATTAGGAACAAAAGTAATAAAAATAGCAGAAGCTAGATTAAAAAATATGATTGAAAAGAAAAAAGAAAAGAAAAAAGAAAAGAAAAAACCATAATGCCAACTTATCAATATTATCATAAAAAGAAAAAAGAATACTTTACAGAAAATTTACCTATACATAAAAGAAAGAATCCTTGTAGAGACCCTTTTGTAGAATTAAGTATTACTGCACCTAACATTGCAACATTATCCGATAGAGGTGGCAAAGAAGATAAAATGAGAGAACAACTTTTATCAACTGCAGAACGTGGATACAAAGAAAGAGAAATTAAAGAAGAGTTAAAAATTATACCGGAGTCACCAGAGTGGAAAAAAGAAAAAAGAGTAAAGAAGAAACAAAAGAGCCAGTGGCTGTAAAAAAAATTAAAGCTAAAACTAAAGTTGAATTAAATCATTTAGGCTATCCTTTAAACGACCCTTATGGATTAGTAGCAGCTTTCTGTGATACCATTGCTCCTATGACTGTGTTTGGAAATAATAATGTTACCGATTAAAAAAGAAACTAAAGAATTAACAGAACAACAAGAAAGCTTTCTTACAGCTTTATTTGGAGACGCTGATGGCAGTCCAAAAAAAGCAGGAGAGATTGCAGGATACGCACCAAGTTCTTATCCTAAAGTTATTAAAGCTTTAAAAGAAGAAATACTAGAGAGAGCAGAATATTCTCTTGCGTTACATTCAGCTAAAGCAGTAAAAGGTTTAATAGATGCACTTGATGAAGATGGAAAAACTCCCGGTGTTAATATTAGAATGGAAGCGGCAAAACAAATACTGGATAGAGTAGGTCTTGTAAAGAAAGATAAAATAGAAATGACAGGGCAAGTTGCTCACGGTATATTTATATTACCGGCTAAAGATGCAATTAATTAAAAGAAAAGCTAGAGTTATACCCTTTGGATATAAATTAGCAGAAGACTCAGATTACATTGAACCTGTGCAAACAGAATTAGATGCGTTAGAAGAGGCGAAAGAATATTTAAACAATTGTTCGTATCGTGAAGTAGCAAGATGGGTAACACAAAAAACTGGTCGCCCTATTACACATACTGGACTTAGAAAAATTATAGATAATAGATGGACATCCCACCTCCAAAACCAAAACAAAATCTCGGAAGAAAACGAGGAGTTGAACAGAAACCAAGAATTTTAAGTACGGCAACTAAAGCAAAGCAAGCAGCTAAACGAGTTATTAAAAGACAAGATAACAAAATTAAAAAAGCTACAAATGATTTGCACAATGCTAAAAAAAGAAAAGAACATATTCTTAAAACAGATGATGCTTTAAAAGGAAAAGAATCAACTGTAATGACAGATAAGGAAGTAGATAAACTTCCTCAAAATGTTAGGGAACATGTCAAAGAAAATATTATCTTTGAACCGAATGAAGGCCCACAAATGCAATTTTTGGCTTCATCGGAAAGAGAAGTATTTTATGGAGGTGCAAGAGGTGGAGGTAAATCCTACGCCATGCTTATTGACCCTTTAAGATATTGTACAAAAGAACATCATAGAGCTTTATTAATTAGACGTTCTATGCCAGAACTTAGAGATATGATTAATCATTCTCAAAGATTATATGGACAAGCATATCCCGGTGCTAAATGGAGAGAGCAAGAAAAAGAATGGCGATTTCCTTCCGGTGCTAGAATTGAATTTGGTTACGCAGAAAACTTAACAGACGTTCTTCGTTACCAAGGTCAATCTTATACATGGATAGGTGTTGATGAATTACCACAATACCCTACTCCAGAGATTTATAATTTCTTACGTTCTTCACTGCGAAGTGTAGACCCTGATATTCCTGTTTATATGCGTTCTACAGGCAACCCGGGTAATGTTGGGTCGTTATGGGTAAAAGAGATGTTTGTAGACCCTAGTGAGCCAAATAAAGCGTTTGACGTGCATATTGACACTATGGCAGGTAGAAAATCTATAACAAGAAGATTTATACCGGCTAAACTACAAGATAATCCGTATTTGATGCAAACGGATGATTACATGATTATGTTATCATCTTTACCAGAAGTACAAAGAAAACAATTTTTAGAAGGAGACTGGAGTGCATTTGAAAATTCAGCGTTTCCGGACTTTGATATTACTACCCATATTGTTCAGCCTTTTAACATTCCCGGTAATTGGTTCAGATTCAGAACATGCGACTGGGGCTATTCATCTGCGGCTTGCGTATTATGGATTGCAGTTGACTTCGATAACAATTTCTGGGTATACAGAGAACATTATACCAAACGAGTTACCGCAGACATATTTGCAAGACAAGTCTTGGACAAAGAGCGTGACGAATATATTCGATACGGAATCTTGGATTCTTCTACTTGGGCAAAGCGAGGGGATGCCGGCCCTAGTATTGCAGAGACAATGATTAGAGAAGGCTGTAAATGGAGACCATCAGATAGGTCACCAAGAAGTCGAGTAGCAGGTAAAATGGAATTACATAGATTACTAGCTAAAGACCAACATACACAACAACCAAAATTAAAAGTATTTTCTAATTGTATTAATCTTGCTAGAACAATGCCTATGTTACCAGTGGATAAAAATAATCCAGAAGATGTAGACACACATGCGGAAGACCATGCTTACGATGCACTTAGATATGGCGTTATGAGTAGAACTGTACATCCTAAAAGTTATGATGCAAACCGATATGAAAAAGAAACTTTTAAACCATCCGATAGAGTCTTTGGATACTAAAAAAGAAATACTATGCAGTTGTAATGCAACCTTGCCAGAGTCAATTAAAATTGGCTATAGAGATTACAAACTAGAAGCATGGAAACAGACTGTTGCTACATCAAATGAAGCAAGTGGTCAATTTTTTATTAAAGAAGGTGTCCTAGGATACAATCAAGAAGAAAAAGGAGTTTCTCACGCTAATACAATATTACATGAAATTATGCATGGCATAATATACCAATGGAATATGGAGTTAGATGAGAGAGCGGAAGAATCAATAGTAAATAGTTTGACTAATGGTTTAACAACAGTATTTGTAGATAACCCACAATTATTGGATTATTTACGATTAAAAATTAAGGAGGGCGGATAATGCCACAACCAGTATTAACAAAATATAAACAGGGTGACCTTGGTGCTGAATATCCAAAAGATAAACCAGTAGGTAAAGAGTTAGATTTAAAAATTCATGCTAACTACGAAACTAGACCAAATGAATTTCCTAAGAAAAAAGAAAACAAAGTTGAAGCATCTTTTATGAAGATGGCAAACGATAGAGACTACTAGGAGGTAGCAATATGGATATAATGAAAAAATATAAAAGTGGCGAAATGTCATCAGTTTCTGATACACTTATGTCAAAAGAAAAACCACAATCAGATATGTTAAAAATGTATTCTCAAGGAGAATTATCTGCTGATGTAGGTAAAACATCTTCTTCTTTAGAAGGATTTGCAAAAGTAATGTACAAACAAGGTGATTTATCAAAAGTAGCAGACGGAAAATAATTAATGGCTAAAAAAGATACAGCTGATATTTTAGCTTTAGGTGATACCGATAAAAACAAGAAACAGGAATATGACATTTCTGGTCTTGCAGGTTTAGTTAAAAGCAAATTTATTGATGCAGAAAATGCTCGTCAGTTTGATGAGCAACGTTGGTTAAGAGCGTATAGAAACTATAGAGGAGTCTATGGTAACGATATGGCTTTTACCGAAAGCGAAAAATCAAAAGTATTTGTTAAGATAACTAAAACTAAAGTACTTGCTGCTTATGGGCAATTAATTGAAGTTTTATTTTCTAGTGGAAAATTTCCAGTAGGAGTAGAGCCAACACCTGTTCCAGAAAATATAGCAGAGTATGCACATATTTCTGAAAAACCTAAAGAACAACCAGAACAAGAAAGTCCTTATGGATTTCCGGGTGATGGAAAAGATTTAGAAAAAGGTGCTACAGTTAATAGTATTTTAAATGGTTTAAAAGATAAATATGATGGTGCGGATTTTGTAGAAGGCCCTGCAAATAATAGTGCTAAAGAACCACAAATTAGTCCTGCAGAAGAAGCTTCTGGTCATATGGAAAAAATGATTCATGACCAATTAGAAGAATCAAGTGCTGTAAATGTATTAAGACATGCTCTATTTGAGGCATCTTTGCTTGGTACAGGAATTATTAAAGGCCCATTTACTTATGAACAATCAAGTCATAATTGGGTTAAAAATTCTGAAACAGGTAAAAATGAATATAAACCTAAAACAAAATTAGTACCAAAAATTGAGTCCGTATCATGTTGGGATTTTTATCCAGACCCAGATGCTATTACAATCGAAGATGCTGAATATGTAATTCAACGACACACTTATACACGTTCTCAAGTTAGAGACTTAATGAATAGACCATTTTTTAGAAAAGAAGCTATTCGTAATTCTTTAGATATGGGGCCTAGCTATGAAGCTAGAGGGTATGAATCTTCTTTACAAGATAGAGAATCTATAAATGACACTGATAAAAACAGATATGAAATTTTAGAATTTTGGGGTACAATGGATACTCGACTTGCAATGGAAGCAGGTTTAGAATTAGATGATGATATGGATGATATGGATGAAGTCCAAATCAATTGTTGGGTATGTAATGGTACTATTATTAGGTTAGTATTAAATCCATTTACACCAACAAGATTACCTTATCTAGTTTGTCCATACGAAATTAATCCTTATCAATTCTTTGGTGTAGGTATTCCAGAAAATATGGATGATGCACAAAC